GCCGCAGCCGCCGTGGCTGAATCGACGGCGCTGGCGCGGGTGCTGTCGGCCGCCGGCCGCATCCTGCGCCCGCGCGCCAAGCAGCAGATCGGCAACGGCTACCTGCTGCCGCTCGGCGGCGGCATCATCCCCACCGACTGGCCGCTGAATTACTGGCAACTCGGCTATAACCCGCTGCCGGCCGGCGGCGGCGCGATCGTCTATGCCTGTGTCGCGGCCTATTCCCAAACGACGGCAATGTGTCCCGGCACGCACTGGCGCTCGACCGGCGATGGCGGCCGCGAGCGGGTGGCGAATTCGGCGCTCTCGCGCATCCTCAAGCGGCCGAACAGCTATCAGTCGATCAGCGACTTCCTGCTCAACCTCACCGGCGCGCTTTACGACACCGGCAACGCTTATGCGTTGGCGCTGCGCAACAACCGCTACGAGGTCAGCGAGCTGCACCTGATGGATTCGCGGATCTCGGCACCGCACGTCGCGGTCGATGGCAGCGTCTATTACAACGTCGCCGGCAACCCGATGGTGGAGGCCAGCATCCCGCGCGATGCGCTGACCGCGGTTCCGGCGCGCGACGTGCTGCACATCCGGCTCGATACCCGCAACATGCGCTACCGGCCGCTGATCGGCGAGCCGCCGCTGGTCAACGCGATGACCGACATCGCCGCCTCCAACGCGATGGTGCAGCAGGCGCTGGCCTTTACGGCCAATCAGGCGCGCCCGAGCGGCGTGCTGACGACCCCCGACCTCTTTGATGAGGCGCAGGTCGCCGCGACGCGGGCGCGCTGGGAAGAGGTCACCAGCGGCGCCGGCGCCGGCCGCACGCCGATCCTTACCGGCGGGCTCAAATGGGAGCAGACCGCAACCACCAGCCGCGACGCGCAACTCGCCGAGATGCTCCAGATCACCGACGGCCGCATCGCCTCGGTCTATCGCATACCGCTGGAGCTGCTCAGCCTGTTCACCGCGGGGGCGCCGCCCAAGGCCGCCAGCACTGAGAATTTGATGCGCTTCTGGATTGCCTCGGGGCTCGGCTTCTGCCTCAACCATATCGAGGAAGCCGTCGGCAATTTCTTCGGCCTCGGCGGCTGGCCGGACGAATACCTCGAGCTCGACACCGCGGCGCTGGAGCGCAGCAACCTGAAAGACCGCATCGCGGCGCTGGCGCAAGGTGTTCAAGGCGGCATCTTCTCACCCAACGAGGCGCGCCGCCTGGAAGACCTGCCCGAGGCGGAAGACGGCGACGAGCCGCGGGTGCAGCAGCAGGTCGTGCCGCTCAGCGCCTGGTCGGCGACGCCGCCCGCGACCTCGGCGCCCGCTTCTGCACCGGCCGCACCGCCCGAGGATTCGCCTTCCGCAGACTCCGGGGATGTGCCGAATGCAAACCAGATCAACGCCAGCGTCGTTCGTACCTTCCGATCAGCCAATGTCCGACATCTCCACGCTTGACGCGCTGGCCGAGGAACTAGGCGCCGTCGCTGCCCGCATCGAACGGGAACTGAGGCTTAGCGCGTCTCTGGCGCTCGCTCAGATCCGCGCCAGCCAGGCCGAGAGCGAGTTGCGTGTCGAGCGCTTGATCGGCGAAAAGCTTGCCGCTTTGCAGAATGGCCCACCGGGGCCGCCAGGCGAGCCAGGAGCGCGGGGAGAGCCGGGGGAGGCTATCACGGGGCCGCCAGGGGAACGGGGCCTTCCTGGGCCTCCTGGCGCGCCCGGTGAGGTCGGGCCGCCAGGGGCGCCAGGCGCCGACGCGCCGGTCGGCGAAGTCTGCGGGCTTTATGACCGTGAACGCTCGTACCGCAAGTTCGATCTCGTCACCTTCCACGGCTCGGAATGGCGAGCCCGGTGCGACGATCCGGCGGCGCTGCCCGGCGATGGCTGGGCGTTGTCGGGCCAGGTCGGCGGCCGTGGCAAGGCAGGAGAGCGCGGAGAGCGCGGGCCACCAGGCGCAGCCGCACCGAGGATCGTCGATTGGGCTATTCAGGATTACCGCGCCGCGCCGATCATGAGCGACGGCTCGACCGGCCCGGTGCTCGACGTTCGCTGCTTCTTCGAACTTTTCCATGGCGAGTCCAGCGGCCGGCGATGAGAGCGCTCTTCACTACCGTCACCGTACCGGCGCCGGTGCGCAGCCTCATCACCCTCGACGATTTGCGCGAGCAGCTGCGCATCAAGCCCAACGACACCGCCAACGACGGCTGGATGACCAAGGTCATCGCGCGCACCAGCACGCAGGCCGAACAATATTGTAATCGCATCTTTGCCGTGCAGACCTATGCCGAGACCTACCGCGGCGGCGTCACCGGACGGGATGGCGAACCGCTCATCCTCGCCCAGGCGCCGGTCGACCCGGCGACGATCGCCATCACCATCGACAGTGCCGCGCTCGATCCTGCCAACGATCTGGCGCTCGACCAGGATGCCGGCCTTGTTTACAGGATCACCACCCCGTACCTCTGGCAAAGCTCGACCTCGCTGGTGGTGACCTACACCGCCGGCTTTGCCGAGATCCCCTACGACGTGCAGCAGGCGGTGCTCGATCTCTGCACGATGGATAATGCCGGCCGCGGCCGCGATCCCATGCTGCGAGCTCAGGAATCGCCCGGCCTCGGCCGCCAAGAGTTCTGGGTCGGCGGCATGCCCGGCGGCGCCACCATCCCGCAGGACATCGCCGGGGTGCTCGACGGTTATCGGCGAGGACTCATCGGATGATCGATTTCGTCGTCAAGGTCGACGACCGCAGCATCACGGCGATGTTCGACGAATTGCCGAAGGTGCTGCGAACCAATCTGACTAGCACGATCACGCGGTTGACCGACGAGCTGCTCGCAAAGGTACGCGCCGCCGAGCCGCACCGCACCGGCCGCCTGAGGCTGGAAACCCGGCGCTTTATCGACGAGCGCGAAAACTTCATCCGCGGCCGGGTACGCATCCTCGCGCCCGGCGGCCGCGGCCATAACGCCGCCGCTGCCGCGCTTGAATACGGCGCGCATCGCAGCTTTCCGGTGAAGTCCTATCGGCGCGATGGGGACACCGTCAGTGCTTACCGCCGCCGCGCCGACATCACTGCACGGCGGTTCTTGCGAGACTCAGCGCTGGAGATGCGCGCCAAGGTACTGGCCGAACTGCGCCAGGCAATCTCCGACTCGATCGCCCAAGTCCAGAAATGAACCGCGAAATCATCATGCAGGCGCTGCTGGCGAAGCTGACCTCGCCGCCGCTGGTCTTCAACTTCACCGCCGACACCACGACCGGCGATGTGATGCTTGCAAATGTCAGCGACGCGACCGGCCTCATGGTCGGCATGCCGGTGACGGGTGACGGGCTGCCGCTGGACGTTACGATCGCCACGATCACGCCAACGGTGACGGTATCCTTGCCCGCCATTGCCGACCGCAGCGCGTCGACGATGACGCAGGGCTTCCAGACCGCGGTGCGCCGCCTGGCCGACCCTAGCGCGGAACAGGACATGCCGTCGCTCTATCTGGTCGAGATCGGCGAAATGCATGGGCCGCGCGGCTCGAACCAGCCGGCGATGATCGAAATGCACTGCGAGGCGTGGATCTTCACCAAGGCCGGCGCCGACGAGAACGCAGTGCCCGTGTCGACGCTGAACATGCTGATCGACGGCATCGAGCGCGCGCTTTACCCGACGCCGACCGGGTTCCGGCAAAACCTCGGCGTCAACGGCGTGCTCTATTGCCGGATCGAGGGCGAAATACAGAAAGACCCCGGTCACCGGGGGCAGATCGCCGGCGCCGTCATCCCGCTCAAGCTCGCTGTCGGGCAGAGCGACGAAACGTACCTGCTCTAGGAGGAACAGATGCAAGGCAGAGACACAGCCACACCACTCGCCGCAACCCCTGGCACGCTCAATGTCCTCGCCGCCAACCAACTCGTCGGCAAAGTAAAATTTGTCGGCGCTAACGCCATCGGCCCGCAAGTCACGATGGAACTGACCAACGTCATGTTCCGCCCGGCCAATGTCGCCTATGGCATGATTCAGGACGAATGGGGCAACCTTCAGGTGACCGGGGAGGTTTTGGTCGATCCCGTTACCGGCTTCTTTGGCACGATCACCCATCCCGACACCACGGCTGTTTCACCGCTCACAACGCTCTATTACATCGGCAAGGGTATCGTGTCAGTGCAGATCCTCCAGGGGATCACACCGCCTGACAGCGCCTACCGCGATGTCGGCAATGTGCCGGTGTTTGAATTCACCCCGAACATCACGGTGTTGTCGCATTACAGCTCGCGGCTCGGCATCCGCTCGAAAGACCTGGAGGTGATCCACGAGAAACAGGCGACGCTTAACATGCACATGGACGAGTTCAGCTTTAAGAATCTCCAGTTGGCGTTTATGGCGATGGTCGGCCCCTGATGGTTTCACTGGTCGACATCGTTCCGCAGAAGCGCAGCGTCACCATCGGCGCGGGCGAACTGGAGCTGCGCGGCCTCGGCCTGCGCCAGATCGCTTCTCTGTTCTTGCAATTCCCCAGCCTGCGTAATTTCTTCGTGGAGAACGCGCCCGGTGTCGACTTTGTCGAAATGCTGGCGCTGATGCCTGATGCGGTCGCCACCATCATCGCCGAGGCGGCCGACCAGCCCGATGCAATGGAAGCGTTGTCCAAAGGCGGCGTGCTGACGGCGGAGGAAATGCTCGATTGCCTCACGGTGATCTTCGATCTGACCTTCCCGCGGGGCGCCGTCCCTTTATTGGAAAGGCTAACGGCGCTCATCGGCCGCGGCGCCGTGCCCGGCCCCTCTGGCAAGGCTCCGGCTATGAACTCGCCGCAGGAGCCGAGGAACTCATCGCCGCCGGACATGATGGCGGCGCAGTGATGGGGTACACGCCGAAGCAAGTTGCCGCCTTTGTGTTCATCGCCCAGAAGCGGCGGCAACGCGAACTCTTGGTGCAGTTGGAAGTGAACACGCTCGCCGCCCGCGGTGACGAGAAAGCGCTTCGCGCGAAGTTCCGGGAGTGGGGCGATGCCTGACAACCTAGCCGTCAACATTGAGATCGCCGTAAAGAACAAGACCGAACTAGATTTGACGGCTTCGAAGATCCGCGGTCTCCAAAGGGACATCAAGAAACTTGCCGACGAGGGCAACAAAGACCCGATGGCAATTCCAAAGCTGAAGGCGGCGAACGCCGAACTGTTGAAGCTAAACAAAACCGTCGTCGACCTTCAAAAGACAATGCACCGCGGCAAAGAGGAGTCGGAGGGCCTTTTCGAGAGCATCGCGCATTCAGCTCATGGGAACCGGCCGATAGTTCGGCTGCTTCGGGAGTTCGGAAATCTCGGCGGGGGGATTGAAAACACACTGGGAATATTGGGGCGCTTCGTTGGCGGCTTTACGGGTGGCATCGTCGGCATCGCTGCCGCAAAGGCATGGGACGTCATCAGTGAGAAAATAGACGAGACCTCAAAAAAACTCACCGAATTTAAGAACTTGGGTGCCGAAATCGGGGTAAAGCCGATTGCGGCCCAAGCCGCCGGTGAAATCTCCAGAGGCATTGGCGAAGACGCCCAGGCCGGCATCGACTTCATGAAAGCTATGGGCGCCGAGATCGAAAAGGCGCGCCAGGCCGCCGGTCAGCCGCTCGGGGTCGCAGGCCGGCAAGGTCCGGCAGCCAGGGCGCAACCTCGGGTGCTCAGGGGCAGCGACGCGCCGGAGCAGTTCACGGCCGGCGCCGGCCACGTAGTGCAGACGTTGCGCGGCGGTCAGGAAGCGGCCAGCGATCTCAACAAGGTTTGGGAGCAGTTAACTAAAACTGTTACGGCGTTTCCATCGAGCACCGAGGGTACGCTGCAAACCATGCTCCAGTTCAATAGGAACCTAGTGGAGCTGTCAAAGGTCGCGGACCCGCAGCGGTTTAATCTCTTTACGAAGGGACACGGTTTCGGCCCGGGCGAAACGGCATTGAAGGAAGCTGAAGCGCAAATCGTAACACTCGAAAAACAGATTGCCGATCTCCAGAACAAGTCACACGCTGCCACCGAAAAGAACATCTCCGACAACGATAGATTAATAGCATCGCAAAACAAGCTGGGGGATGCCGTCGAAGAATCATGGTCGAAGTTGACGGGCGGCACGGTGAACAGCCGGATCGCGATCAATGAATTTCTCGCGGACTTAATCGATACCTACGATAAATTTGAGGCCGACCTTCGGGGCGGTTGGGCTAACAATGCCGAGGCTTTTAAGCTCGCATTTATTGATCCCGTGCTGGCGGCATGGTCCCCGTTCCTTGATAGTCTCACCAGCGCTTGGGATGTGTTTTCCGGCAACCTGATCACCGCCGCCAAGAACGCGGCGAGTGCGATCAGTTCGATGTGGAACGCCCCTGCGCCGTCATCGATCTTCACTCCTGTCGCCGCTCCCGGCATGGCATCCGGCGGCTTTGTGCGCGGGCCTGGCAGCGGCACCAGCGACAGCATCCTCGCCCGGCTGTCGGCTGGCGAGTTCGTCGTCAACTCGGCCTCGGTGCGCCGCCTCGGAACCAGCTTCCTGTCGGGGCTCAACGGCTTTGCCACCGGCGGCCTCGTCGGCATCCCACGCTTTGCTGGTGGCGGCCTCGTCAGCGCGGGCGGCGGGACGCCGGTGCATCTTCACCTCGGCGGGCAATCCTTTGCGCTGTCGGGCCATGACAACGTGGTGAGCGCTTTGGTTTCCGAGGCGGCGCGGCAGCAGACACGCTCGGCCGGCGTCAAGCCAAGCTGGTTCGGCGGGCGGGCCGGCGGGCATTAATATGGCGATAACCGCCACCGCGCCTACCTCGTTCGATATCGTCTTCACCGACACCGCGCCCGGCGTCAACCCGTACTCGGCGCGCGGCCTGCGCGGCACGCTCTCGCCAATCGACATGGCGAAGGGCGCCGACAAGCTGGCGCGCACCGTCAACGGCACGTTGGTCGACATCTCCGCGCCGCAGATGCGCCGCTATCAGCTTCAGGTCAGCGGTGCCGACCAGGCGCCACCCGCGCTCGACGGGCTGTGGGTCGGCGTGCCGGTCGCCGTCAACTCGCATGTCGAGCTCGCCTATCTCACCGTTGGCGGCGTCGCGACGCGGCCGCCGGTCACCGGCAGCGTCCGCACTGAAGGCAGCTACACCTACTATTGCCCGAGCTTTGCCATGATGGTCGTCGACTGGCAGATCGACCGCGAGGAGTGGGAGCAGAACGTTACCTGGTCCCTGACGCTTGAAGAAGTCGAGCCGTAGATGCCCGGCCCATTCTGTTTCGCATGGGCTGGCGGGACGATCCAGGATCAGACGACGCTCGTCATCAACGGCACGACGCACGGCGCCCGCAACCCGACCATAACGCTCGTCGGCGACATCACCGCCGGACACGCGCAGGTCATCAATGTGTCGGAGAACGCCGGGCTGGCGGTTGGCACGCTGTACCAATTGACCGGCGACGGCATCACCGCGCCGACCCTGTTTATCTTTGACGACAGCGTGCTCTCCGGCCTGCCGAACTCGATCAATCTGAACAACGCGCCCAGCGGCACCGAGCGATCGGGCACGTTCCTCGCGACCGAAGCCGATACGCTCGGCATCGCGCTCGGCACGCTCACGCACGGCTCGAACGGGGTCAGCCTTGCCGACCTGGCTGGCCTCCCGGCCGGGATCTACGCCATCGCCGGCACCGGCATCGGCGAGACGAACACGCCAGTCGGCACCACCAGCGGCACCAGCTACACCAGCGGCGGCGGCATCAGCATCATCGGCACCGCGTTCCTCG